TCCATTTGATTCTGTGCTACGCCTTGATAGTGTGCATTCCGCTGTTCAGCCACTTCGACGGGGATACGAGCGAGAACAAGTCCACCAACACCAATAGTGCCAGCGTTCCGTCCCTCATCTACTACAGGGCCAACATAATCAGGGTATTCCTCAGCGCGAACGAGGTCCCAGCCTTCTTGCCGTTTTTTATGTACGTTAGTCTTATCATCGTATTCCATTACGGATTCACGAATCCAACGGTGTTTAAAACCGATTGGTGGTTCGGGTGCTTCTAAAGCAGAACCCGGACGCCATTGTTGTGGGCGCTGTGCGCTCTCCCGCGTATTTGCTTCGCGTGATGTCCTATCTGCCATTTTATTCACTCCGTCTATTATCAATTTTAGCTACTTCTCGCGCGTACTTATCGAGTGGTATTCTCATTTTCTTCGCAAACGCAACTTGACCCGGCGATAATTCTACCGATTTTTTCCGCCCTGACTTTACTGACCGTCCGTTTCCAGACGCGGGAGCAACGGTTTGGGCGTTGGACCGTTTCTCCTTAAACTTTTGAGGCATTTCCTTACGCATACGCAAGTCGATTTCTTTATAGTAATCGTCCGATGCGGGGTCAAATCCCTCTTCTAAAACCAATTCTTCATGAATTGCTTGAGCGGTTCGTGTCATAATACGATCACTGCCGAACCAATTATTTTTACCCAACCAGCTATCCAACTTAGGATCACGAGCGGGAGCTTCTTGCTGTTGTGCAGGCGCTTGTTTAGCTTGCTCTGCTTGCTGTTGTTTCTGTTCTTGCTGTTGTTGCTTTTGACGCTCAAGCTGACCTTTTTGATTGCGAACCTTTTCTTTGGCTACTGCAATCTGAGCGAGAGCTTGTTGAGCTTTAGCAGCGCGATCATAATCACCAGCCTCACTAGCTTCAGAGTATGCGCGGGTGGCTTGAGCTTCTTGCGCCTTTAAACGGCCTTCAGCTTCATTGTTATATCCTGCGCTGACTTGCTGGAGGCGAGTCTTCATTGACTCGTTCTCTTGCTGTACTTTCTGAGCATACTGAAGTGCCGCTTGAGCTTCTTCAGAGGCTTGCTTACGTTTCGCAGTTAACTGATTAATTCTTCGCTGAACTGATTCACTATAATTTTCTAGCTCATCATCTCCAGAAGACTTACTACGAACATTTGTTCGGGTTTCTTCGTCATCACTTGATGATGATTCAGTATCTTCTACTTGATCATCTTCAACTTCAACGGAAGTACCCTTTTCAAACTCTTCATCTTCTCTAATGTCTTCAGACATAATTAATTTCCTTGCTCTCAATTGACTTATACATAAGAAATGTCCTTCGGGTCAAGGATTGTTGAGATAATATTATCGTCATTTATAATACGAACCTCAAGTCCTTCCACTTTGAACCTATTTCCACTATATCTTCCTATAAGAACCCAACTTTTCTCAGAACACCAAGCACCACTTGGGAATTTCTGGGGGTCACTGTAGGCGTCTGGGCCTAATTTCACAACATAAGCTGCTACAGTAGCAAAGGATTCACGTTCACGAACTGAATCGGGAACGATAATACCGCCTTTTGTTTTCTCGCTGGGATAATAAGGAATGATGAGAACACGATAGCCTGTTGGCTGTGGTAATCTCTCTAAAGCTGATTGCTCCATATCAGATGGATCATCTGCGTTTTTGTCTTTGGCACTTTTGCCAAAAGCATTTTCTATTGGTTTGGGAATGTCTGAAACATTCTTAACTGCCTTTGCCGTTGCCCTAGCAACGTGTTCTGGCACAAATAACTTTTTAGTCATCCGCGTACTCTATACCTTTCATCGCGGCTTTGAGTTCTTCCTCAACGTAGGCCATGCCGCGTATTTCGCCTACTATAAACCGATACTCGTCAAATGCTTGTATCGAACCATCCGCTAACCTGTCTTTTAGACGGGCATCGCGCTCTCGTATGCTTTTATACAGATATTCTGCTAAATGTAGTGCATCCATACCACATATAGTATAAAACTATACGGGAATTACAAGTACAAATACCAGAAAATCACAAAATACCTTGGAATCTCTGGGGTCTGGCTATTTTGCTAAACCTAGTTAGATTTTTTGGAGTTTGTTTTTTTCTTTGAAGAACTTTTCTTTTTGGCTTTTGGTTTTTTAGTCCACGCTTCGTTTTCGGGAGTGGCTGGGTCATCTGCAACAAAGTGTCCGTTTTCATCTCGCGCTCTCACTTCTTCAACAACAACTTCAACAACTGCTTCTACAACTGCTTCTACAATAGGTTCTGCTGCGACAGTCCCACGTTTTGCTGCACGAATTTGTTCAACCATCTTATCTCTTACTGATCCCATATCCTTATTCCTTCATGCTTGAGTTTAGAGCCGCAATATCTCGCTGTGTTTGAATGCGATCCTCTGCAATTCTTGTTTTATCGGCTAATGCCGCTTCTGAAACATCAATCCTCTGCTGTGCAGTTAGAACATCGTTTTGTTCTTTCTCACGATCAAATTCTTGCTTGGCTTCAAATTCTGTCTGTTTGCGCTGTAAATCAGCGGCCTTTATCTGAAGCTCCTGATTTCTAATATCAACAAGAGGGTCAGACTGTTCAGGTGGCGTAACCGCTTGAACAAGTTCTTCCGTTAGATCAGCAATGATTTGTGCCGCAAGCGAGTCGATCTGTGGCTTAAACTGAGCCATAGGATCAGGCGGAGGTTGCTGGCCTTGAGGACCACCCATTTGCATTTGCTGTTGAGCCATTTGCATTTGTTGTTGCATCATCTGCATTTGCTCTGGCGGAATCTGAGACATAACTTCTTGTTGTGCCTGCGCTTCAGCCAGTAGACCAATATGCTCCTGTATGTGACCTTGTAGAGCCATGATAGCCTGTTGGTTAAGTTGCATCGCAGGAGTAGACATAACAGCCATGTGAGCCTCTATGTGAGCCTCGTGATCCTGTTCTGGGAAAGCCTGCAAAGGAGCGCCCATCAGAGCGTTCTGGTTTTCCTTAGATGGATTAACTGGAGGTGGAGGGGGCGGGGGAGGAGGCAGAATGCCATCAATATTAGTTACGCCCAACGCTTCGTACATCTTACGATACGCCTGATATAAACCCTGTGGACCACCGTGTATCTGAGGATTAGACTGAACCAACTGCAACTCTGTTTGTGCCAAGGCAATGCGCTGGGACATAGAGAAGATATTCGGGTCAGAAACAGGTAAAACATCTACACGAGCATCAAAGTCTTGCGAGAAAATTTCAGGTCCCATCTGCATATCTGCGGTGTATGGGTACATCTGCACTGTCTCAGAGAAAATCTTAGACAAGAGCTTAAATTCAATTCGCTGAGAATAATGCAGACGCTTATGAATTGCAGACATAACCTTAGTGCCGCGCTCCATAATCGCCATAGTCGTGCCGACAGGTGTATCTCCACCCATCTCACCAACCTTCATGTCAGCCATAGATGCAAATCTACGTCCAGCGTCTACAAGTGTGCCAAGGAGGTTATAAAGAGTCCCTGAAGGCTCCTTGAAAGGGAGGGGCATCAAAGAGCCTTGCAGGGTCCCTCCAACCACATCAATATCGCGGAACTCACCCGGTTGAAGGGGAGAATCTTCATCGCGGATACGAGCGCCACGGGCTTTAAAGCCTGCTGGTAGGTTGGAGAGCGTTCCTGCATCAATAAGCTGGCGCAGTATAGATGTTGAAGCCTGTGCTAATCCACCAATCATATGCGTTAAGCCCAAGCCGTAAAATCCTAAACCCGGAAGAAACTTATAATGCACAAAATACTGCTTCGCACGCTTCATAGGGTCCACTGGATCATAACTTCTGCGAATAGATAAAACATCATTGGAATCTGCAATAACAGTTACAATGTAAGGCAACTTTAAACCTGTAGGCTCTCCATCAGGTCCTAAGTCCTCAAAGCCTTCAATGTCCAAAGATGTATGTACTTCATACAGTGTAAGTTCTTCAGAAGGGCCAGAAGGATGAACGCCTTGAACGTCATCAATCGACTCTTCAATCTCTCCCATAGAGGAGTCATCGCCATCTGAGTAATTTGGAAGATCAATATCACGATAAAATCCTGCGAGTTGCAACTTGCGAATCTCATTAGAATCCATTGTCAAACGGTGTGTAATGCGAGGCGAGGATACAAAATCAGAAGCGCCATAAGGCACAATGATGTCTTCAGCGTGAATAAATTTACTAACAGCGCGACCCTTCAAAGGATCGAAATAAACTTTTTTAAATGTAGAACCAATCACAGGGAGATAAAACAACATCTGATCCATCTCTGGATCGTACTCTTCCATCTCGTAAGTGATCATATAATTCATATAATCTTTTACGCGTTCAGCCTGCTTAACAAGCATTTCGTTCTGTGCGCCAACAACCTGTGATCTAACAGGTCCAGTAGACGGTAACATCTCGCGGTATGCTTGAGCTTGGAACTGTGTAACGCTCTCAGCAAGTAACGGGTGAATAACGCCAGAAGAACCCTCAAAGGGTTCGCTGCGCTCTTCAGTTTTCATTCCAAGAAACTCAAGACCTTTTTTATATGTATCTTCCCAATCTTCACGAGCGGATAAATCATCTTCAATAGAGCCAACAAGGTCAGAGGAAATATCGTTTAAATCTCCCTCGTCCATAACATCAGCTAAGTTACCTTCAAATTCAATTTCTTCTACAGGTTCTTTTTCTTCCTCATACTCTCCGACAATAGCACTGCCGTCATCAAATTCAGTAAGACCCGGATTCGCAGGAAGTTGAGGTATTTCTAAAATACGAGTGTTGTCTTCGACTACAGGCTCGTCAGGTAGACCACCAGCACCTAGTCCTTGTTCAATAGCCATTTGAGACTCCTGTTATAATGTCACTGACGTAATTTTGCAGCGACTTAATCTTCTTCAACATCAATTACCGAACCACAAGTAGGACAGGTGATAACGATTTCTTCTGATTCTTCCTCTTCAACGACATCTTCAACGATTAAAACCTCGTCTTCAGGCATCTCGTATTCTGGCATATCATCATAAGGTAGATGAATGTCTATGGTTACTTTGGGCATTACTTTATTCCTCTAAATGTAAGGCCACTAATTGCTGCACCGCCACCACGGGACTTACCAGAGTTTGAAACCTGACCGCCATGTTCGTAACTTCCCATAGATGGATCGTTATCTGACATCATTGAACCGTCTGGCATCTTGTGGATTCCCATAGGTTTAACAGCGCCACCTTCCATGTATTTAACAGCAGCTTCTGGATTCATCTTTTGCTGAACCGCTTCTGGAAGTTTAGAAAAGCCTCTGAATTTCTTTGGAGTTTTAGCCATTATTTTATTCCTTTATATTTGCCGCCGCGTCCTTTCATGACACAGCCTTTTTTGGGTTTTCTTTTACGAACTGCACCGCCATTCTTCATCATAGATGGGGGTGGGAATGCTTTGCGTTCAGCTTTATCTCTTACGCCTTGCTGTTGCATCATCATTTGCTCAAGCATTTTAATCTGTTCGGGAGACATGTTCATGAGAGAGTTTTCAAGTTTGCCACCCTGCGTAACAGCGTCTTGTCCCATTATTTTTTGAAGAAGATTTTTCTTCATCTTATTATTAAGACCATCAACACCAAGACCCGGTGGACGGGTGCGTGGGCGAGTGGAACCACCCATCGCTTCTCTCAAGGCCCTCATGATTGCTTCTTTTTCTGCCATAACAGCCCCCTATGATTGACCTTTGAATTTTGGTCCCCGACCCTTCATAACAGCGCCGCCATTTTTCATCGCTCGAACCGCACCACCTTTGTTAAACTCATCCATACCTTCTTCTAACATTTCAAGAAGATTTTTCTCTCGTATTTTAAGAAGTTTCATTTCTTTATCGGTGGTTCTGGGACTAAACATTTTTTTGTCTAAATCAGACAATCTATCTAAAATACTGTTTCTACTTTTTTTAGCCATAACAGCCTCCTAATAATATTCGCGTTTGCGGCGGTATAACGCCATTTCGTCTTCATCGTTATAGTCGGTTGGCGTGGTGATAAAACCACCTTGCCTAAACCGTAGTATAGCCTGAGTCATCGAATCCGCCAAGTCATCATGTTCACCATTCGGAAATGCTGCACATTCCTCCATAACTTCATCAGCAAAGTTTGTCTCAGGATACCAAACCATGCCACTTTCAAACACAGGGGCGCACGCGTGCATTCGCGTAAATTTATCTGCACCCCTACTTGGAGTAAAAGGCGTTACAGGTATGCCCATCCTGCGCAATTCCTGCGTTAATGGCATCCCACTGGCCTTTTGCTCTACAAGTACCATATCAGGTTCGTACAATTTATACAATTCTTGTGCTTGTTCCTTTAATTCAGGGAACTCCCACCTACCCCTAACAGCATCTAAAAGAACAATATGCTCCTCATCTGTCTGTTCTTGGCTAAATATACCCCACGTTGTAATGGCACTGTAATCAGCCCTGTCAGACTTACTAAACGCAGTATCGTAACTTTGAATGATATAGCTGCAAGGAGGAGGATCGTCCTTCTCCCACTTCTGCCACCACTCGCGTTTAATAATCGCACCCTCTTCAGCAGTAGGGTTCTGCATATACTGAGAGTTCCACTTGGCAACAGGAATAGAAGCCTTAACACTCTCTAACTCTTCTAAAGCCCAATACTCAGGCCATAAAGGATTACCAGATGGCATAATCGCAGGGAACTCAACAATCTCCCACTGATCCGCACCCTTCTCACTTTGCTTTTGCAAAACCTTCGCAGTCAGGTCACGAATGCTCCAACGCGTCATAACAATAATAATTGCGCCACCGGGCTGTAAACGCTGCCTCGGACCAGAAGTGTACCACTCGTAAATGTTGTCTAAAGCCGTAGAGCTTAACGCATCTTGTTCCGAAACGGGGTCATCAATAATCGCCAAATCCGCACCACGACCCGCCAAAGCACCGCCCACACCAACCGCGTAGTATTCACCACCCTTGTTCGTACTCCAACGACCACTCGCTTTAGCGTCGCCAGCCAAGCTAACATCAGGGAAAACATCTTTAAAATCCTCGCTCTCAATTAAATTCTTGATCTTTCGACCAAATCCAACAGCCAACTCAGCCGTGTGCGTAGCCTGAATAATTTTTAGGTCAGGTCTTCTGCCCATTAACCAAGTGGGAAACAAGTAACTCGCAAACTCAGACTTCGTATGACGAGGCGGCATATTAATAATTAAACGCTTTAACTT